AGCCGACGCAATGTGGACCAAGGTTTTTGACCAAGATTCCGCGTTACGCGACTTGATCCCGATCGCAGAGGTGCACCCTTTGCTACATCGGTGCATGATTGCCGCCGCCAGTCACAGTCAGCCGAGCCTTGATGATCAGCGGAACCTGAACGACATTATTAAACGGCATCTGGACCCACCATTAATTATTTGGGACGAAGGACTGGAGGCAAGCGTTCGGCACGGCAGGAATGGCAATAATTCTGCAATTGTCGGATTATTGCTCTCTGAGTTCGTCAAGGCAATCGGCGACAAGTCGTTCACTCGGTGCGAGGTGTGCAGTAGCGTCTTTCCGCGATCTCGAACAGGTATGAAATATTGCTCCGAGCGATGCAACAACCGAGCGAAAGTCACCCGATTTCGTGAAAAAGAAAATTTGTCGGAACTTGATAAAATTGCCGTGTAACCTTGAAAAGCCTTGAAAAAGGTTTTTGTTCATGGTAACATCGATTAATTGCGATTGATTACGACAAAGAGGCGCCAATGACCGGGACTGTTTCAGCAGTCCAATGTGGTCAAAAGCGCCTCTGAGGAGAACCTAGTGGGGTTCGGGATGTTCTTCGCGGAACTCCCCCTATTATTAGGGGTCACCTCACGAAACGGAATATAAAGGGTTCATCGGCACTTTCGGTGAATCTGCCTTTTTCGGCCCATTTTGGCGTCTAAAGCAAGCGTTAAGACGCTTACCGATGAATGATCTTGCCAGCCGTTGATATGTCGCCACCAAGCGACTAGACTTTCAATCACCAAATATTCGGAAGACCCATATAAAGCACGGTAAGGCCATGTTCTAAGATATAATCCAGCAGCGTGGTTCTTGAAAACGACCGGATACTGTTGGCGAATTGCTAGACGGGTCAAAGTTGCTTCTGAAGCTTGCCTACTTATGGGAGCGCTCTGGAACGCCCGGCAAGAGCGACGGACAATTCGCCAACAGTATCCGACCGTTTGTGAGCATGAAATTGAGAATCTACGACATGGAACATGCCTGCTCACATACGCTTCTCGAAACTCATTCTTGAAAGCCAGGACAAAGATGCCAGCGCAGTACCGAGTTGTGAGAACGACGGATTTCGAGGTGCGGTGGCATCACTCGGAGCGGTCAGACACCCCTGAAACCGCCAGCATCTCCGTCTCTGGAGCGTCTTGCCAGCCTTACCGTGCTTTATATTCCGTTTCGTGAGGTGACCCCTTATTACACATCCACACTGCTTTTTCAACCCTATAGGCTTACGCTCCACCTGACCTGGCACGGAGCGAAGTCAGGCTTCTTGTCTGCGCTGGCGTGCCGCCCGTCGCCACAGCTCTTACAGACAAGAAGCGAGCGCCCAAGAACACCAGGTCAATGTTCTTGGGCGCTTCGTCTTTTACACGCGACCCGTCCGACTGATTTCAAAAAGGAAACAGGTCTCCACCAATGCTTTGCCGGCGCTGGGTGGGACCTGTATGGAGAAGCAAATGAGTATAGCACAAGCAGCCGAGAGAAAACAACCCCAAAAGCAGTCCCGCCGACCAAAAACCACCGATTTCACTCCGCAGGAGGCGCTGGCCCTCGCCAATGCCATCGTCGCCCGTGATCGCGCCATCGCCCGGACCCGATCCAGTCGGCCGGTCATCTTCCATCGCGACGGAGGCTTTGCCCGCGCGGGCGCTCTCATGGCCGGTGTTCTGGCCGAGGCGTATTCCGCCACGCACGGTGAGCCGGAACCCGCGCCCCAGGCCGCCGCGAAGCGAGGGCTTTGATTATGTCCGTCCCCCGCGTCGAAGTCGTGGAATTGAAGCCGCTCACCAACGCCGGCAACCTCCGTGCCCTTGCTGACCTCAAAATCGGCCCCTTGATCGTCCACAAGAACCGCTACATTCAGCAGCCGAACCAGCGGCCATTCCTCGTTCCGCCCCAGGAAATTTGGCAGGACCAGGCAGGGAAAAAGCACTACACGCCGCTGGTGACGTTCCCTGCCGAATGGCGGGACGCGCTGACAGAAGCCGTCACTGAGGCACTGTCGGAGTATCCCGAAGGCATCCGGCAAGTCGAGCCGGCCACTGCCTTGGGGCGCGAAGTTCAGCAGCGGGCTGGGCTGGGTCCTCAGATCGGGGGCCGCCCGTGAGTGTCCCCGACCTGTCTATCGTCACATACCAGAGCGAAACAGACAATTCGCCGATCCCCCTGCGCTTGGGCTGGCAGGCGCTGTCTGAGATGTTGACGTATCACACCCCCAGGGCAAGGAAGGAGGGGCCTGCTTGGTCCCCCGCCTCCTATCGGGAAGGAACAACGCGCGGCAACGTCAATGTCGAAAGCCTCAGTTGCTTTGTGCTGGACATTGACAACGGAACGCGCCCGCAAGAGCTCTGGGGGCGCTGGCAGACGCCCGGAGGCCAAGACCTCACCTGGTGCCTGCACAGCAGCTACAAAAGCACCCCAGACGCGCCCCGGTGGCGGGCGATCTTTCCTCTGGACAGCCCCGTGCTTGCCGCCGAATGGCCGTCGGTCTGGGACAAGCTTGCTTTCGCGCTGGCAGGCGGCAAGAAAACAAACGGCGGTCATGCCGATACTTGCGGCGACGTGGCACGCCTTTACTACCTTCCGGCGTGCCCGCCGGAGATGAGGAAAGAGGCGTTCACGTTCGCGCGGGACGGTATTCCTCTCTGCCCTAGCGACTTCCCCGAGATGCCGGTTGCCGTGAAGCCACAGGCAGCCCCCAAACAGCACCAAAACAGCACCGCGAAAAATAGCCTCAGTCTCTCCGATCAGGACCTGCTTGCGATTGCCAGCAAGGCGTCAAACGGCGCGAAGTTTGACGCCCTCTGGCGCGGCGACGTGTCCGGGTACGACGGCGAATCGGAAGCCGACATGGCGCTGTGCAGCCTGCTGGGCTTCTACTGCCAGGGGGATGAGGGCCGGGTCGAGCGGCTGTTCTCACAGTCGGGGCTGGGCCTGCGCGAGAAGTGGGCGGGACGGCCCGATTATCGGCAGCGAACAATCAGCGCCGCGCTAGCCGGCAAGGGCGAGTTCTACAGCCCGCCGGGGGTTGCGCTAGAGAAACGCGCGCGGCGAGCCGCCGCCTCGGCGGAGACTGCGGAGGGGCCGCCCAGTCTGCCGGCACTTCTTCAGGCTCCGGCGGGGCGCACGGACAAGGGCCTGCCCGAGTACGCGCCTTACCAGATCGCCGAACTTCTTGGGATAGAGACCCAGGCCCCCGACTCCGACGCCGCCCTGGCCTTCCGCGCCGTCCATGCCTTCCGGGCGGATCTGTGTTACTGCAAAGGGCTGGGCTGGCTCCACTGGGGCGGCGGACGTTGGGAGGCGGACGACCGGGAGGGCAGCCGGACGGCCGCCCTCTTCGTCACCCTGTCCAGGAAGGTCCGCGAGGAGGCCGCGTTGCTGTTCCGCCTGGTCTCGGAAGCGCTTCAGCAGGGCCGCACGGAGGACGGGGCGGCCCTGGAACGGGCGGCCAGGGCGCACCTGCGGCACGTCAAGGTCGTTGAGTCGGAGCCGTTCGCGCAGCGGGCCATGATACTGGCGCGCTCGCCGCTGACCGTGGACGCCAAACTCTTCGAGCCGCGCGCCTGGCTGATCGGCTTTTCCAACGGCGTCTGGGACAAGGGCGAGTGGCGGCCCCACCGGCGCGACGACTACCTGCTGAACCTCTGCCCGGTCTGCATTGAGTCCCCGGCTGCGGACGTGCCGCCCGGCGGCGGGGGCGAATGGGGCGCGCTCCTGGAGCGGATCACGGGAGGGGAAACTGACTATGCCCGGACTCTTCAGGAAGTCGCCGGCTATGCGCTTTCCGGTGCTTCTCATCTTCGCATCCTGCCCTGGGCGTATGGCGGCAAAGGCACGGGGAAGAGCACCTTCGCCGAGCTGCTGACCGCCGTGCTGGGAGAAGGGGCCGCCTCGATTGATACCAAGCTCCTCGGCAGCGACGCCCCGCGCGAACGCCTGGGCGCGTCCCTCTGGGGTAAACGCCTGGTCGTGTGCGCCGAGGCCGGTCACCAGCGCATTGACGCCGAACTGCTGAAAACGCTCTCCGGGGGCGACTCCTACCCGGTCCGGTTCCACTACCAAGAAGCCTTCACGGCGCGGGCCACGCACGTTCTTCTGATGACGGCCAACGACCCGCCTTCCATGAACGCCTACGATGACGCTTTGCGTGATCGGGTTCTCGCCCTGCCCTGCAAGCACCGCCTGGAGGGTGACGATCCCGCGCATCCCGACCGGATCATCTTCAGCGAGGGCGCGCGCATCGAGGAGGTGCGGCGGAACCCGGAAAGCGCCCTGGTGAGAGAGTTCGCCGCCTGGGCATTGTCCGGCCTGGCCCGGCTCTTTGCTTCCCAATCTCTCCACAAGGCCGCCCGTGTCCTGATCGCGACCGCGCAGTTCTGGAAGGATACGGACATGCTGACGCCCTTCTGGGAGACGGTGGACGAAGACAGCCTGAAGGCCGGCATCACGCGGCCTGATCTTCGGCGGCTGTATGAAGCTTGGTGTCTGGCGGAAGGGGTACGAAAGCCGGTCGGCCCTCAGCTCTGGACACAGGCTTGTATATCGGCGGGGCTGCAAGAGACCCGAATTGGCAATGCGCGGGCCTGGAAACTGAATGGATCTTGGCAATTCGCGTACACTTCGTACACTTTAAGCCCCATTTTAGAGCAAAATCGCATGAGTCTAAAATTGACTCATGGGGATTTACCCGAAAATACCCCCGGAAGTGTACGAAGTGTACGCGACGGGATTTCTCACGAGGACGTTGCCGAAGACGAGGAGCTGATCCTATGAGCCACGTCGCCTCCCCCGTGGATGAGCGCCCCGTCGCCCTGCCGTTCCCCGCCCTGGTCGAGACGCTGGATGCCCTCGGTGTGCCATTCACCCGGCGCGGGGAGGATCTGGCCTTGATGAACAGCCGGGCGCTGACGGCGGAATTAAAAGCGGCCGTCGCCGATCACAAGGCGGCGCTGCTGACTTATTGTGACCTGCGCGCCGGCGCGGGCCGCCTCTTCGACTACGGGGTGCGCCTCCGGTGCGCCAACCCGCCCAAAGGGACGCGGGCGCAGGCGCTCCTCTATCAAGCCCAGCAGATATTGAAGCTGGCTGCCCTAGCGGCGTCGGCGGGCCTGGCGATCGCGGGGGGAGACGGCCAGCCCGCCGGCTACGCGGACCCGTCCGACCCGTGGGCCGACGAGGTGTTGGTGATGCTGCGGGAGGACCTAGCGGACCTGACGCGGGAGGATGCGCCGTATCCGCTGGGGGCGCTGTCGGAGGACCCGTTCTCGATGACCCCGCCGCGCTACTATAGCGGCAAGTTGCTCGGCGGGCGGAAGTGAGAACGCGGGGGAACCATGAAGCAGACAGCCAAGGGCCTCCTCCAGGACGGGCTGACGCCGGAGTGGAAGCGGCCGCGCACGTGGCTGATGACCGACCCGCAGGAACAGAAGCAAGGGCAAGACGGCTGAGGAGCGACAAAAAGTGACAAAAATCGACACGGACGAGCCGGGGGAGCGGGAACAGCACGGGGAATCAAGGGATGGAGAATTATCGGAAACCCAGGAAAAGGCGATCAGCGCTCTGCTCTCCTGCGTCACCGTGGAAGCGGCTGCCAAGAAGGTAGGCGTCAGTGACCGGACCCTGCACCGCTGGCTGAAGGAACCGGGCTTTCGGCGGGCGCATCTGGCCGCCCGCCGGCAGGTCATGGATCAGGCCTTGGGCGCCTTGCAGCAGGGGGCCCTGGGGGCGGTGGCGGCGCTCGTCCGCAATTTGAGCTGCGGCCAGCCAAGCGCCGAAGTATCGGCGGCGCGGATCATCCTGGACACGGGCATGAAGGGCGTCGATATGCTGGAATTCGAGGACCGGCTTTCGGCTTTTGAAGAGTGGCTGGCCGGGGAACAGAGAAGGATGGCCGAGGGGCCGAGAAGGAGTGGGGATGCACAAGAGCCTGCGGCTGACCCGCATTGAGGACGCCGCCCGCCGCCGGAGCACGCACGCGGGAACGGCCGCGGTCCTTCGCAGCACCGTCCGCCTTGACGCCGAACCGCCGCCCGAATGGTTTCATTCTTACCAGCACCGTGCCTGGGATGACCCTCGCCAGATCGTCGCGATTTGCGCGGGCTGGCAGTCGGGCAAGACGGTCGGGCTGCCCTTCTGGCTGCGGCGCGAGATCCAGCGGCGCGGTCCCGGCGACTACGGGGCGTTTTCCAGCACCTACAAGCTGCTCAACCGCAAGTTCCTGCCGGAACTCAAGAAGTGTTTCCGCCCGCTGGCCGACTTCCGCGCCAGCGACCAGCAGTTCGTGTTCACGGACGCGGGCAGCCGCCTTCTGCACGGCCCCGCCTGGGACGGCGAGCCGACCATCATTCAGCTCGGCCACGCCGAAAACCCGGACAGCCTCGAATCGGCCACTCTCAAAGCCGTCGTCTGGGATGAGTGCGGACAGCGGCTTGTTCCGAGGCAGTCCTACGATACAGTCCGCTCCCGCCTCATGGTCAATCGCGGGCGAATGTGCCTCGCCTCCAAGCCCTATGAGGCGGGCTGGTTCGAGGAGTTAGTCACCAAGAAAAGTGAAGGCGTCGGCGTTACCTCGTTCCCCTCCTGGGCAAACCCGGTCAATCCTCCCGAGTACGATCCGTATTGGGATGCCATTCGGGAGGAAATGCCCCTCTGGCGGTTCACGATGCAGTACGAGGGCATGTTCACCATGCCCGCCGGACTCATCTACGACTGCTTCGATTGGGAGCGAAACACCTGCGAGGACTTTGACGTTTCGCGGCTCCCAACATTCCCCGGCATGGACTTTGGCAAGGTGAACACGGCTGGACTCGTGATCGCTGAGGACCGCCCTGCCGACGTGCTGTACGTCATCGGCGAATACTACGCGGGCGGCAAGCGCGATTACCCCGACCACGTTACCTCCATGCGAGCATTAACGACCCCTTGGGCAAATGGCAAGCCGCTCCTGCCGGGCTGCGGGGGCAACAAGCACGGTGAAGACGGATGGCGGGAGGCGTACCGGATGCACGGTCTCGCGCTTGACGAGCCGCCCGAGAACAATATCGAAGTCCAGATTCAGGGCGTCTGGTCGCTGATGAACCAGGGCAAGATCAAGTTCTTTCGCAACGCCGCCCGCGAAACAATCGCCGATGTGAAGCACTATTCGCGCCGGGTAGACGCCGATGGCAACATCACGGACGTGATCGAGGACGACCAGAAGTGGCACCGGCTGGCGGCCTTGCGCTACATCGTGACGAAGCTGCGGCCGCCCCGTGTTCAGACGAAGACCACGCCCGTCAACCCCTATGCGTTCATCGCCGGCATCGGGCGGGCGGGTGCCCCCAGGCAGGCGCGGCCTTGATGTAGAAGACTTCTTCGGCCCCCTGCAAGGCGGCGAACGGCAGGGCCTCCCCGGTGAGGAACGGGAAGCGGACGAGGACCTGGTCGACGAGGCCGAGGTTCCGGGCGTACAGGCGGCCCCGCCGCCCCTCCGGGACGCCGGAGACGACGCGGGCGATCTCCTCCTCACGCCACCGCCGGGTGGCACTTGTCGCCCTCATAATTAACCTTTCGTGTCGCACGGCAAGGAGACTGCCCCCTTTAGGGGACAGAGGAATTGCCCAAATAGTAGTTTCGATTGCGTTTAATCGAACGG